CTCCGTTTTCCAAGTGGAGGGGTCAATCCTGTTTCGGAGTAATTCTCTACGATGAAAATAAATAAATATTTTTGGATGGGTATGTAGTGAACGCGACAAATCCAGAGCCTGGGGTGTTCCAATAACAATAAGGGGTGATCAGTCCCATGTTGATAATGGTCCAGGGTGGTTATTGCGCTCAGCAATACCTATTGGTGGTATCAAAACCATTTTATAAATTTTTATGCATATTGGTTGGCAGATATTATTTACAGTGCCTGTTATACCTGTTCTAAATCAGGAGTAATGCATGTATATTTACACCAGGGAGCCAGGTGTGGTATCAAAATCCTTGCAAACCAGGATTGATTTGATTGAGGGACCAGGTTGCGGTTGCTGTACCTGTTTGTGTCCAGGAACCTATGGCTATAGCAAAAGACTTACTTGGGTCTACAACCGTATACGTCTGGTACAACGTGAAACCAGTGGCATTGCTAGTCATATATAGACTGACTTGTGCCGTCAAATTAGTGAGCGTGACGACGGGTGTACCTCCAAAGGTTGCTGTTGCACCATATGTATTGAATGTGAACTCAAGGGTCATGGGACGGTTTGGTGCTGGAATAGTCATTGTGTTAAAGGAATAAGTGGCCCCAGCGTTATCATAAGGTGTTGTTCGCGATGTACCGTAAGTATAGGTGGTGTCAGATGGACCATATGAAAACAAACTCAGTTGGCCAATACCCTTGTTACCAAGGGATACGGGTTTGCTTAGTTCAATATCATACGTGACCCAGAGCTCACCGATGGTTGCAGCAGCCTGCATCCCAAAAGTGACAACTGACACCTTACACAAGTCATAGAACTTGATGTCCTGGTTTGCTCCCAAATTTGTCGTGCGCACGTAGAGATTCCTCATGGGACTTTCAGTAGGAGCGCATTCTATTGGTAAAATTGCACTCTCGGAGGGCTTTGTGTCAACTGCCCAAAAGTGATTAAGCAGGTCGTTCTTAGTCTGGAT